AACAAACAAGGCTACAGCGTTTTGCAGGAACTGGCTGACAATTATGGTGTCAGCGTTCATTATGTGAAGCATCTTCGTTCGAAACGCATGGCGCACATTTGGAGGTAAACATGGAAGCACGGACACAGGACTACGGAGCGATCGGTTGGTGCGTGAACCATTTGCGCCTCGGCCACAAGATGCGCCGTGCCGCGTGGCCGGCCGATACCTACCTCGCCCTCGACATCACGGCCGGCAAGCCCGGCATCATCAGGCTGTTCGCTGCCGACCAGCCCGGCCAGCTGTGGCACAATAGCAATGCCGACGTGCTGGCCGCCGACTGGGCGCTGCTCGACCCGACCCTGCCCGGCGAGTACCACGCGTCCACCCCTTAGGCGCGCCCCGCATGCTGCGCGCACACCCGTGCGCACGGTTCCGACCATGAAGTACACCATCGCCTTGAGCTTTTTTCGCAGTGCTGCGCCGCACAAGGAGATCGCGCCGCTGCTCACCAAGGTGTGTCAGGAACTCGCCCGCGTCGACGGCATCCACATCACGCTGGTCAGCAGCAACTTCATCGGCAGCCGACGCTTGCTCTACACCAACCACGCCGAGACTGAGTAGAAAGGCAGGCAGGCCATGGAAACCACCCACATCACTCTCGATCGTGCCGAAGCCCAGCGCCTCGTTGATCTGCGCAAGGAAGCGGCTGAACTGGAGAAACGCCTATGACCCCCCCTTCGGACGACGGCGAAGAACTCGCCAAGTTTGCCCGCCTGCGCGACCAGCTCGACGCCGCTCCAGTGCCGACATCACTCGCGGCGGCGCGCGCACTCAAGGCCCGCGACAACACGCTGTGGACGCCCGCCGAATGTCTGGTCGACTGCTTCGAAGACATCCAGTCGGGCAAGGCGCCGTGCGACAAACTCCTGATTGTGCGGGTCGACACGCTCGACGAGAAGTTCAACATCGGCTACCACTGCGCCAACATGAAGGCGTCGGAAATCCTTGCCGCCTTGGAGTGCGTCAAGGCGCAAATCCTGCACGAGATGGGCTACATCGAATGACTGCCGAGTCGTCTGACGACTCTGGGAATGGTAGCCCACCCCCCGCTGCCGCCGTCAGCCACTTGACGGCCGACCAGCTGCAGCTGGTCGCCGAAGGCACATTGCGCCAGATCAACCACCTCGAATGGCTGCGCATGCTGGCCGTCACCTTGGAGCAGGCTCCGGCGCGCCGCGGCATCGCCATGACGCCGTTCCGTGCCGGTGCGATCGAGCGCCTCCGCCTCGTCGTCAAGTACATCGAGCTGCTGCAGCGCGACGCCCGCGACGCCGAGCGCCAGATCAAAGTTCTGCAGAAAGAGCTTCGGGAACTGCTTGAGGACAGTCGCGATCTCGATATCGAGGAGGGCCGCTGACATGAGGATACTTTGCTTGGATTTTGACGGCGTGTTGCATGCCTACACCAGCGGCTGGCAGGGCGTCGACAAGGTTGCCGACGGCCCGACGCCGGGCGCGATGGCCTTCCTGCGCGAGGCGGCCAAGACGTTCCAAGTGCACGTCTACTCGTCGCGTTCCGGGTCGCTGGCTGGGCAGCAGGCGATGAAGAGCGCAATACACGACTGGTTGACGGCTGACGGGATGGAGGACAACGAGGCGGAGGACTTCATCATGCGCAGCCTGTGCTGGCCAACCGAGAAGCCTGCCGCCTTTCTCACCCTCGACGACCGGGTGCTGTGTTTCAAGGGCGAGTTCCCGACGATCGAGGCCCTGCATAACTTCAAAACATGGGTGGAGGTATTGAAAGATGGACAACGCCAAGCGGACTGAACAGATCGCCACGTCGCACAATCCCACGGCACCGCGGGTGTCGCTCGACCAAGTGCTGCAGTCGATCAAGGAGGAGAGCTACTTCCTCGTCGGCGACGCGCTGTTCAGGACCGGTGCGATCAAGGCTCCCTACGAGGACCACCCGGCGGCCAAGATGACGATCTGCGTGGCGGTGATGCACAATGGCTTCATCATCATCGGCAAAACCGCTCCCGCTTCTTCTGAGAACTTCGACCCCGAGGTCGGTAAGAAACTGGCGCGCGAAGATTGCATCCGGCAGATTTGGCCATTGCTCGGGTTCGAGCTTCGGAGCAAATTGGCGCAGGCTGCGCTGGCAGCGCAAGCGCGGTAAGGAGGCACCCCATGACCGATCCAACTCCCGTCGTCCTCAGCGAAGCCGAGACCAAGATGGCTGACGAGCTGATCGAGAAGCTCAAGAAGGAAAGCGAGTACGAGGCGTGGCTCTATATGAGCACGCACGTTCCTCAGCAATGGCAAGCTCATTTCCTCGAAAGCAATCCCGACCCGTCGGCTCCGGCGGCTGAACCGGCCCCGGCTGAACCGGCCCCGGCGGCCTGATGGCTGCGCCGACTCCGCCCACCGGCTACTCGTCGGCCGAGCTCGATGCGATGTTCGCCGACCTCTTCACCAAGGTCGGCGATGCCGCCCGCTTCGACGCCATGCGGACGCGCACGGCTCCCGAGCTGCTGGGGTTTCTGAACTACTATCTCGGCGTGCCGCCAGTTGCCAATCCGCTCTATGCCAACGTCATCGCGACGGCCGTGATCAAGGGCACCGCCGGCAAGCTCTTACGCGTTCTCGTCGTCACACCGGGCACGGCCGGCGTCCTGACCCTCAACAACGCGGCGACGGTCGGTGCTGCCAATGCCGGCAACCAGATCATCAGCTATCAGGGTCCGACCGGCATGTGGCCGGGGCAGGTGATCGACGTCGGCTTCACCTGCAGCACCGGCATCGTCGTGTCAGCCTGTCCGACCGGTGGCCAGTTCACCGTGGTTTATACTTGAGGGCCTGACGCCACGTTGAGCGTCTTGTCGCTCATGTACGCCTTGAGTCCGCAGGCGCACGGTGGGCAGAGATGGCTGGGCGGCGTCGATGGGTCGTTGCCCAGCGTGAGGACCTGCCAGCCCGTCGGCCCGGCAGCGCGCGCGTGCACCGGGCCGTTGCTGATCGGCTGGGTCGTCGTGTCGCCGCAGCGGTCGCAGGTGAAGCGTGTCTCGGGGTGTGCCGTCATTTTTACCTCTAAAAGGAGACGACTATGGCCCAGCCCGTTCAACCGACCAAGGTGCCAACTAAAGCGCCGCCGCACGGCTACCAGAAGCCCGAGGGACACACGGGGCCGCACCGCTCCGATCCCGACTACGGCACACCGCCCGGCGGCTACCCGCCCACGCCGGCACGCAAGCCATGAAGTCGACCAACGACCCCGACATCGACTGGCTGAAGGCTGCGCCTGAGCGCTCGGCGTCGATCCTTGCCCGGCTCGAAGCCGAGCCCGATCCCCCTACTCCCCCCTCCGGTGACGACATGATCGACAATGTGACCAACGAGACCGAGCTGCGCGACGCCCTGCAGACCTACGCCGACGAGCGCCGGGTCGGCATGATGTACAGCAAAACCGGGGTGACGCTGACCCAGACCATCACCATTCAGCAGCCTAACCATGACGGCTCGGCGTGGGGTGCCAACGGCAACCACACCAAGGTCAACTGGGCCGGTGCCGCGGGCGAGGACATGATCGTCTACAAGGGCATCAACGGTGTCGCCAATCGCATGCTCTTTCTGGAGAAGTTCTCGCTCTACGGCGGCGGCTATGCCAGCGCCGCGGCCGGGGCGTGCTTGAAAATCTGGGCACCCGACGGCGACAACGGCTCGATCTACAAGTTCACCCTGCGCGACATCTTCACCAGCTACGCCAATTACGGCGTCGTGCTGTCAGGTGCAGTGTTCGAGGGCATGTGCGAGAACATCCACGGCGAGAACCACCTCAAAGACGGCATGATGATGCAGCACGAGCGGGTCGGTGAGGCCAATCAGGCCATCGTCAGCAACATCGCCGTGATCCATCCCAACCTCAGCCGCAACCTCGGTGCCGGCATGCGGCAGGTTTACTCGTGCAATTCGATCATGGGCAGCTACATCCTGAACGGTGCGGGTGGCATCGCCGCACCCGAGGGCCTGCGCGCCGCCATCCTTTCAAACGGCGAAAATACTGGCGAGTGCCTGTTCGACATGGCGAGCAACGGCTACGGCTCGACCAACTTCATGAACGAGGCGTCGAGCGACGGCTCGACGGTGTGCCGCCAGTACGTGAACGGCGTGTGGGTCGACGTCGGCAAGCCGCTGCTCTACGGCATGACCCAGCCCGGTGGTGTGCAGGAGGGCAACAACCACACCAGCTATTACGGCAGTGCCGGCATCGATCCGATGCGCTGGGTCAAATAGACTAAGTCCAGCCCAAGGCGGTGATCCGCTCACGATGCATCGCGCGGCGAGGACTGACACGGCGGGCGATCGCGCGCGCGGTCTGGCCCTTGGTGCCGAGACAGGCGTACTGCAGCGCGTCGGCGACGTGGCTGAAGCGGTTTTTGTCCGGCAGCGGCTTCGAGATGTCGAGCGTCGTCTTGGAGTAGCGATAGTGCCCCGCCATGCCTTGGATCAGGTGCGGGCAGCCTTTGCGGCTGAACAGGATGGCTGGCCCGCCGTTGCGCTGCTGAAGTAGATACTCTTCGACGCTGCGTAGTCGCGTATCGATGTCGTTGGTGCCGGCCGGGATGGCGGTGAAGCCTTCGCGCTTCAGGATGTCGAAGGCGTTGACCTCGTCGAACTGCGATTTGGCGATGCCCGCCGGGTCGCCGATCACGACGACTGGCCGGTTCTGAAAGCGCGGCTGTTGCAGCACGGGGCGCAGGTTCTGCCGCAGGTGGGTGATCAGGCCGATGTCCTCGGCCTTGACCTCCTCGATGACCATCAGGCGGCCCATGTAGTCGGGCTGGCAGATGATCGACCACGGGTCGCGGCCGAAGTCCTGTCCGACATACAGCGGGCCGTTGGGCAACGGCTCAAGGTTGTCGACGCAGTGAAAAGCCGAGCGGAACGAAGAGGCGAAGACGGCGGTGCCGGAGGGGTCCGGGCCATATTGAGCGTGGACATAGCGCTTCACCCAATTTTGGTTGTTGGAGCGCGCCAGTCGTTCGTAGTAGGTCCGTCCTTGCGCCAGCCGGTCGGGATGGCCGAGCGGCAGTTTCATCGTCTCGGGCGTCTGCAGCAGGTAATTGAGGTTTTCCGCGCCGACGTCGAGCCCGCCCGGCTGGATGAAGATTTCCCATTCCTTGGGCGGCAGGATCATCGTCTCGTGCCACGGCGTGCCTTCGGGTGGCATGTTGGTGTCGCAGACGATGCCGTGCCACGTCGCCCCGCCGTCGTCAGCCGACGGATAGCGTCCGCAGCGACCGGCGACGTCGTCGACCAGATCGCGATCGATTTCGATGCACTCGCTCAAGAACGCGCCGGTTAGATTCATCGACAATATTCTGCGCCGGTCTTCCGGTTCTTCGAGCGGCAGCAGCAGCCATTCCGAGCGCACATCGCCGAAATGGAAGTAGATGGTGCCCTCTGAAACTTTCCAGTGCGCCAAGCCGGAGAACCACTGCGAGATGTCTTTTAGCACCGTTTGCTTCAACTGCTGCAAAGTCTGCCGCAACAAGGCAAAGCGGGTGTAGCGAAAGCCATCGTATGAGGTGCCCTGCATGAGGGCGCGTCGCATCAGTTCCCAAATGACGCCCGTCGTCTTGCCCGAACCGAGTGGCCCGGCGACGACGCGATAGAACGCGTCCGACTGCATCATGGCCGAGATCGTCGGAGGCGCTCTGTAATTGACCTCCATGGTTCACGTCGGCTGTTTGTCGAGCAGCATCGCGGTGCCGTCGATCAGGGGGCTGTCGATCGGCTTATCGATGTTGACCTGCTTTTCACCGATGTAGATATTGAATCGTACTCGTTCCCCGGACGACTGGCTGCCATTGTCGCGCTTGATCAGACCAGCGACCGTGGCGGCCCATTTCAGCGCATCGATCTTGGCGGCCATCGGCTGCTTCTTGTCGTGGATCAGGTCGAAGACTTCGGGGATGCTCTCCTCGATCATGGTTGCGGTCTTGGCCGAGATGCGCTCGTTGATCGCTTTGGGCGTGCTGGCGTTCCACAGATCGAGCTCTTCCTCCAAGCGCTGCTTGAAAAAATTCGAGCCGACCACCCGTTGATACTGGTCTTCGTCGATCCGGTAGCGCTGCTGGATTTCGCCGAGGGGCACGAGGTTGCGGGCGATCTCGCGGGCCAGCTGGGAGGCCATGGTTTCGATATTCAGTTCCTGCTCGCTCATGATATGGTCCTCGGCCATGGT